TTCTTTAGTTCCAAAAAAGTTTTCTGGATATTCTATTTTTACTATACCGTTTCCATCTATTTTTTTGCCTTCTTTATCTTCTACCCACCAACGAACTTGATTCACGGGAATTCCTAATTCATCCATGTGGCATTTATCATTGGGAGAAACTGGCAAGTGTTGTTCTTCTCCATTGATTAATATTGCGACTTTACATTCTTTTTTTTCATGATTATATAAAAGGCAGTTTTTACAAATTGGTTCGAGTAATTTTTTGCTCATTTTATGTCCTTTGTCTTGATTGTTTTACCCAAATAAATTAGACTATTTTATATTAGTTTTGACAAGTACTTTAAATTTTATTTAAGAGACAATAATGAAAATTGTAGCTTTTGCTGGTCAGTTGTGTTCTGGTAAAGATGTCGCATCTGATTTTATTTGCGAATCACTCAATAATAACAAAAATTCTGGTCATTGGAGTAGATCCGCATTTGCTGCTGCTGTAAAACAAGTTTATATGAATTATTTTGATGTTGATAAGGATTTCATCGAAGAATGGAAAAGAAAAGATGAAATTCCTCAAGGAATGTTAATGAATGTTAGAAAAGGATTGCAGTTTATTGGCGATGGTTTCAGAAAAATAAAACCATCAATTTGGATTGATGTGGCTTTAGCAAATGAAAACAAACAAATAGTATTGTCTGACGCAAGGTATATAAACGAAGCCAAAGCGATTCGTGCCAAAGGTGGCATCAATGTTATTTTATACAGAGAAGGATATTTGAATGACGATCCCAATCCAAGTGAATCCGAAATAAAACCTTTAGTTCAATATTGCATACAAAACTTTAAGGATGGTCCTGTTGTTTCCATATCTGATTCTCCTTATGGTTTGGAATTTTATGATTTCTTTTTGAAAAACGATGGAAGCATAAGTGATTTGTATTGTAAAATAGATAACTTATTAGTTCCTTATATCGAATCTAAATATAGAGGTAAATAAAAATGAATGAAAACATGTTGTTTTGCCCAAACATTATTGTTCCAAAAGGTTGGGGACACGAGCAATGGATATGCAACAATGAAAAATATTGTGGTAAGATTCTTTTTTTTAATCCAAAAAAGAAATGCTCTGTTCATTACCATGTTATAAAGGATGAGGTTTTATTTGTTTTAGAAAATGACATAGAAATGTTATATGGATGGGGCGGAGAAGAATTAAAGTCGATTATTTTAAAACAAGGAATGTCTTTTCATGTTCCTACTGGCTTGAGACATCAAATGATTGCTGGAGAAAACGGAGCTAAAATAATAGAATTTTCAACGCATCACGAAGATAGCGATAGCGTAAGGATAATCAAAGGGGATTGATTTCGCTGGTTCTCTTTTTTAGTTTTCCGATGCCAACTTCTGTAACTACGATGAAAGACCAGCCCCTTGATTCACAATAACACTGACACGCAGCCCATTTAGCTTCATTTAAAGGAAGTGCCGTTTGGTTTGCTGGTTTTATTTCCCATATTTCTACTCTATCGTCATCGTAAATAATACTTAGATCAGGATTGTATTCATGTTGCTTTCCGTTATATAAATATTTAATCGGAAATGGTTCTACATCATATTTGATTACTTCTGGTATCTTTTCCAAACAAGCATATACTTCGCATTCGTATCCACTACGATAATGCATTTCTTTTCCGCCATTTTTTTTACTTATAAAATAACCTTCTCTAAAGTTAGGTTTTCGATCATTCATTTTGCCATGTTTGTTTGGGTCTTTCCAAATAGTCGCTTTCATTTGTCCTATTTTTGGCATATTGTCATGTGGATGTTTAACTTTAAAATGTGATCGAACATCTCTAACTGCTGCTTTGCATCTTTCTAATGGACACAAAACATATTCTCTTCCCAATTCATGGCTTGATGTTATGTGCTGCTTATATTCTTCATAATTGTAAAAATTATGACCACATACAAAGCATTGGTATCTTTTTTGATTAGTTTTATCAAATGGAAGTGTCATTTTTTCTTCTTTATGGTTTCGATAGCTTCTTTTTCTTCTATAACTTTTAATTTATCAAAATCATCTTTTGAAAATATTTTTTGTTTGATATCTTCGATATCAGAAGACAAGCGAAACGCAAGGAATTGAGAGTCTTTTGGAACAGATTTGTCTTTTAAACTAGCAAAAACAAGCCTGCTGCTTTCGGATGCCCCAAAGATTTCTTTTTCTATTTTAAAGAAAAAAATTAACCCATTTTTGTTGAAAAACTCTTCAAGTTTTTTTTCTAAGTCTTGGTTTGACAATATAGCTCCAAATATAGATGTTTATAACTATATATATTTATGTTAAGAAACATTATTAATTTTAAAACATTCTTTTTAAATGAAGAAGAAGCAAAAAAATCTAAAGTTGATTATTTTACAACTTTAGAAGACGAGCTTGGTATTGATTCGGGAACACTTCAGAACATCTTTCAAAATGATGTTTTTGTAAATACTCATTTTGAAATTGGAAATCCCCAAGTGATGTATAAATTGCAAAGTTGGGAAATTGTACCAAATTCTTTAAACGACAAAGGCTGTTTGATAACCTTGAAGAAGGGAACGACAGACAAGTCTTATTTGCCAAGCGGGAAACCTAATAAAAACCCATTAGATGGTAAAAAATATTATTTAAGTCGGGAAGATTTATTGAAATTTTTAACTACAGCTTGGACTCCTGCTGCTCCGCCAGCAGATCAAGGTGCTGGCGGAATGGAAATGGGAGGAGGAGAAATGCCTCCCGGTGCGATCCAATAAGGAAAATTATGAAACTTATTAGTTATTTAGAATGGATAAAATTAAAAGAAACTGGAACAGGAACGGCAGATGTAGCTATCGTTCCAAGCAAAATACCATTTGGAATGATTACCAGACAATTTGCTAATATGGGTCTTGGCGATGTTGGTTCTTTTGCTTTCCCTTCAAATAAAAAAAAAAAAAAAAATAAAAAGAAAATAGATGAAGTTCATTGGGATAGCGGATTGGGAAAATGGTTAAAAGAAAAATGGGTAGACATATCAAGAAAAGATGATTCAGGAAGACATCCAAAGTGTGGAGCCAGTGCAAAAAAAGACGGAAGAAGTAAAAATCAAAAAAAAGCATATCCAAAATGCAGACCTGAGTCTGAATCTTTGTCTATGTCTAGTGATGAAAAGAAAAGAGCAGTATCTCAAAAAAGAAACGCTGAAGGTAAAAAGAAACATAAAAAAGGCAGAAAACCTATAGTCGTTTCTCACTATAAAGAAAACATTTCATTTAAATCTTATTTAGAAAGGCGTTATAATGAGCAAGAATAAACCTAATAATCCAGCATTGTGGTCTAGAGCGAAATCGGTTGCTAAATCAAAGTTTGATGTTTACCCTTCGGCCTATGCCAATTTATTTGCCTCCAAATGGTACAAGAAACATGGTGGCACTTGGAAAAAATCAGATACAAATGAGAATTATATGTTTGATGATAAGTTCATAGAAGAAATGCAAGTTTTATCTGGTATGATTGCCGAGGCAAAGAAACAAGAGCCTAAAAAGAAAAATGAATTTGAAGAATTTGCAGAAAAAAGAAAAGCTGGTGCTGAAAAAATCATCGAAAACGCCAGAGCTAAAGGCGGTATAGCAAAATTGACAATGTATCATTTTGAAGCAAAGATTCCTTTTTACAAGAATGCATCTGATGGTAAGTTTGATTTTAAAAAAGCAGAAAAAGAATATAAATCAATAATGTCTCAATCTATGAATTTAAATATGTCGCAAAAAAAATTCCAAGAACTTTTAGGACAAGCAGAAGCTATTGGTGAATTAATTTTAAAAAACAAAGGTAAATGAGTTTTACAAATAAAAACATCACGGTTACAATTGCTTCGATTAAGGAGTAATTTATATGCATGATGTTTTGACAAATGTACCAAATTTAAAAATAGAATGTTTAGACAAGGGATTCGTTCAATTAGTCGATTGTATGCCTAGATTGGCTCCAGAAGGCCAAACTACGGCAGATTATGCGATTGTACAGGCTGCTAGAGTATCCTATGGATCAGGCACTAAGACCGTAAATGAAGATAGGGGTTTGATTAGATATCTTCTCAGGCATTCCCACACAACTCCATATGAAATGATTGAATTCAAGTTTTGTTGCAAACTTCCAATATTTATCGCAAGACAGATGATTAGGCATAGATCGGCAAATGTGAACGAATACAGTGGAAGATATTCAGTAATCAAGGATGAATATTATGTTCCTAAATCTGAAGATATAAAAATACAATCTAAGGAAAACAAACAAGGAGGTTCCGAAATAGCTCCTACTGATGTTGCTGATGATTTTAAAAAAAACATAGTTTATCTTGCAGATGAATCGTACGAGAAATATTTAAATTTTATGGATTCTGGAATATCAAGGGAACAAGCTAGAATGTTGTTGCCTGTGAGTTATTATACGGAATGGTATTGGAAGATAGATTTACATAATCTTTTACATTTTTTGGCATTACGATGTGATTCCCATGCTCAATACGAGATCAGAGTATTTGCTGATGCTATTTTAAGTCTGATAAAACCTATAGTTCCTTTAGCTGTCGAGGCGTGGGAAGATTATCATGTTATGAGAGGTGCCATGAAATTTACTAGCTTGGAATTGGAGGCACTTAAAAAATCCATTCAAGAAAATAAGTTTACAGCAATTGATTCTAACAATAAAAGAGAACAATCTGAATGGGAAGATAAAGCTAAGAAATTAGGTTTGTAATTTTTTGATTATATTGGTCGTAGATTCATTTTTAATATAATTAGATATAATTGTTTCTGCGACAATATCAGATCCAACAATATCTGATTTTTTATAATCTCCTCCCTTTGCGATTACACATGGTTTTATTTTTTTAATAACCTCTAACGGTGTGTCTTCATCGAATGCTACAATGTAATCGACAAAGTTTAACTGAGATAGCATTGATATTCTTTTGTTCAAGTTATTTATTGGTCTGCTTTTGCCTTTTAGTTTTTTAATTGATTCGTCTGAGTTAATGGCGACAACTAATTTGTCTCCATGTGACTTGGCGAATTTAAGTGTTTGTATATGACCTTCGTGTAATATATCAAAGCATCCATTTGTGAATACGAGTTTGTTTTTTCTTTGACTTAGTATTTCCGATGTTTCAATAAATTTATTGAAATCTTCAGAGTTATCTAAAAGTTCAAGTAATGTCAAAGGTTCGTTGTGTATGTTTTTCACATATGAAAGTCCGGCATTAAAAGCGATTTTAGCACAATCTTCTAGTGAAAAATTATGAGCATAAGCCAAGGCTAAAAATGCGGTAAAGCAATCTCCAGCACCAATCACAGAGCGAACATCTATTTTTTTAGGTTCTGGTATTACTTCAAAGTAATTATCAGTAGATTCAACTGCCCCATATATTTTATTTCCAGACTCAGTGATGATTACTGCTTTGCAATTAGTTTCTTTTAAAAAATAATTGATTTGATCTTTTGGGTTGTTTTTTCCACTTATATTTTTAGCTTCGTTTGAGTTGGGTTTAAATATAGTGCAATTTTTCCATTTGTTTGCTGGTCCGTTTTTAGGATCAACAATTGTTATATTGTTTTTAAGATGATTTTTATACCAAGGTGTTTTAAATATTCCCTTGTCGTAATCAGAAAAAACAACAATATCAGATTCTGGGATTTGTAATTCGTTGATTGTTTGAGCGTACATTTTTTCGTTAAGATTGTAATTTTCTGTTTCGCAATCCCATCTAACTAAAGGAAAATCTTCATGATAAAACCTTTTTTTGACTGGCATTTTAGCATCCCAGCAATTTACCGAATAATCTGTATTGATGTTTTTGCTTAAAATTTCATATCCATAAGAGTCGATTATGGATACCAATTTGCTTTGTACATTAACATATTGAAGTTGTCTGATTACATTGGACGCACCACCAGCAATTGTTTTTGATGGTTTTTCGCACTTTGATTTTAATACTGGTATTGGAAATTCAGGGCTTATTCTGTTTGATGTAACTTGATAGTATTCATCTAACATTGAATCTCCGACAACGGTTACTTTTTTTTGTTTTAATATTGTTTTACGATAAAGACTGTCAATTAATTTACTTTTCATGTTGTTCTCCTGAATCTATAATATATTGTGGCAAAGAAATATACTAAAAAGCAAATTAAAAAATTGGTCGATAAGAAATGCTACTTCTGTAGCGAGTCTGATTATGCCCTTTTAGATGTTCATAGAATTTTAGAAGGCAAAGATGGCGGAAAGTATCATGAGCAAAATACGATTACAGTATGTGTTTCTTGTCACAGAAAGATTCATGCTCAAAGAATAAAAGTGTTTAGAAAATATACAACCACTTTGGGTCGTACTGTTTTGCATTTTATTGACGAAAACGGACAGGAACATTATGAGTGATTAAAGTGTTTTTGCAGCGGGATTAGCACCTGTAGTGGCTGGTTTTTTTGTCGCTGATTCTTTGGCGGCAGCGGTTACTGCCATGGCTGTTTTGTCTCTGAGTATTGCATCTTGTGTTTTTTTTATTTTTGGGTTTTTGGCTAATCTAGATAATACTTCTGTTCCAAGTTGATTTGGATTCAAATTTTTGCCTTCAGTTTCTGCATCGATCATTGCTTTTTTTATTTCTCCGCTAAGTTCTGCATCTGCAGCGCCTACGATATCAACTTCTTTTAATTCGAGCCATTCTTTAAAACTTAAATTTTTCATAATTGTGTTCCTGATATAATACATATATATGTGAAAACATTTGAAGAATTTTTAATTGAAAAACATTTATATGGAATTAACAGCAGAGGCGGGTTAAGTCCGGGCAAATTATTTGTAAAAAGCAACAGGGTCAATATGAAACCTTCTATAGTTAGACCATTTTTATTTCACAAGAAAAGACAAAAATCTCAAGTAATAAGTTAAAATGATTCTCTTTTAATTCATGAATCATTTTGGAAAAGACTTAAAACTTATAGCACATATAAAATCATCCACACCTCCAATGTGGCCATTGTTCTTTTTATGGTATGTTACGCAGAAGAATCTACCAGATATAACTTTACACTTGCTTTTTGAAAGAAAAGATTTTAAGTTTAAAATACCAAGTTTCATACAAACTCAAAAAGTCAAAGTTTTATATTGTGAATTCAATGATAACTTAGATTTTTTAATTAAAAATAGTAAGAATGAATTTTTTAACAATTCTATATTTATTGATTCTTTTGTTTATCCTATCGATATTTTGAACGACAAAATCATGGATTGTTTTAAAAACAATGTAAATTTAGAAGATGATTTCTCATATGTTGTATCCAATATAAATAATACTTTTAATAAAGATCAAATAGTCACCAACAGTAAATTAAAAATAAGCTCTCCGTTTATATCAATAAAAGAAGGATGGGGAAACTTTATTATGTCAACTTGGATAAATAGAAAAGACAATCCGTTGGTTTATGATTTTAAAAATAATCATATGACATACGATGAGATAAACTTAAGTAAGTATTGGTTTGATGCTGGTGAAATTAGTAATTTGTTTTTTTGAGGTTATATGAAAAGATATGATTTTGACGAAAATGACAATTCCAAAGATGATCATGATGATTTTTCAGAGGAAGAAGGAGACTTCATCGATGACGATGATGATGAAATGCAAGAACATGATTTCTTAGAAAACGAAGAGATGCTTAGGGAATTAGAGATTTCATTTCAAGAAACTCAAAACAAACAAAAAACTATATCTCAGGCTATAAAAATTTGTAGTCAAAGTTTTTTTTGGAGATTTTATTCAAATCAAACTAAATTAAAAATGATAGAGCAGTGTTATTATAGACTAACAGAATTAGGTAATTAAATGCCAATATATGAATTTTTATGTAAAAAGTGTTCCAAAGAGTTTTCCGAATTAACAAATTTCGATGAAACAAATAAATACCCAAATGTTATTTGCCCTCATTGCAGTTCAAAGAAAAAAGAAAAAATAATGAGTATTGCGGGATTCAATTTTTCTAATCCCGTTGGTACTGATAAGTTTAATAATTCACATGATTATCGTCATGGTTGGAATTTAAATAAACCCGGTGGAGCCTTGGAAACAAGAAGAAATGCCGAAAAGAAGTCTCACATGGGCCAAACAAATGAAATTTACAGACCAATAGACGATTTAAATAAAGATAAAAGTTGGGGTAAAGTAAAATAACACAAACCTTGTTGGTTTTTTTATGTGATTTGGTTATTATGTAATATAGGTTTTCATATAAGTTCTAGGGGTTCTACTATGATTGAATTCGAAAATATTTTTCAAGACTATGACCGTTCAAATTACAAGTCTCTTAATTCTGAAATGAGTTTTGCAGATTACTTGGCTGCTTGTTACGAGAAGCCAAAATTGATAAGAAATTCTTGGCAGATGATATACGATATGATCACCGAAAAAGGATCTTCGTCTATTGAAGAATATAGGAAGACATATACTCATTATAATTTTTTTGATGATCAAGAAATTCCAATTATTGGTTTAGCACCTTCTAAAGACGCTTTGGTTAAATTTATAAAAGGTGCTGCTGGTGGTTACGGCACAGAAAAAAGAATTCTTCTTCTTCACGGGCCAGTAGGCAGTTCAAAGTCTACAATTTGCCGTTTGATCAAAAGGGGAATGGAAAAATTTTCAAGAACTGATTCTGGTGCTTGGTATTCATTTAAATGGGTCGATTTGCCTGTTGGTGCTGATGGCATTTATACAAGCAAGGAAGATGAAAGTCCTATGCACGAGCAACCACTTAAGTTGTTGCCATTAGAGATTCGAAATAAGGTTGTAGCGGAACTTAATTCCATTCACAAAGAAAAAACTCCAGAAGACAAACAATCAGAAATTTACAAACTTAAATGCGAAGGGGATTTAAACCCTCGTTGTAAATTTTTCATGAATAAACTTCTTAAGATGTACGATGGTGATCTTAAAAAAGTTTTAGAGAAGCACATTGTTGTAATTAGAAAAGTTTACGATGAATCAAATCGTTGCGGGATTGCAACATTTCAACCTAAAGATGAAAAGAACCAAGATTCAACTGAACTTACTGGCGACATTAATTTTAGCAAAATTAGTACTTTTGGCTCCGATTCAGATCCAAGATGTTTTAATTTTGACGGAGAATTTTGTATTGGAAATAGGGGATTGATAGAATTTATCGAAGCACTTAAATTAGAACAAGCGTTTCTTTACGACCTTCTTGGTGCCTCACAAGAACAAAGTATTAAACCAAAGAAATTCAGTCAAGTCAGTATCGATGAAGCGATTGTGGCACATACAAACAATCCAGAATACGAGAAGCTCAAGAGTAATCCTTATATGGAAGCTCTTAGAGATCGTACTGTTAAAATAGATGTGCCATATACATTGAAGTGGTCGGAAGAAGTGAAGATTCTTGAGAAGGATTATTCTAGAGACAGACTGAACCAACATATTGCTCCACATACATTAGAAGTCGCAGCATTGTGGGCGATCCTTACAAGATTGCACGATGATAAAGATGGTAAATTAAGTTTAGTAGAAAAAGCAGAATTGTATGATGGAAAATTACTTTCGGGATGGACCGAAGATGGGGTTAAAGAATTAAAAGACAAATATCCAGAAGAAGGCATGTCTGGTGGCGTTAGCGTGAGATATGTGCAAGATAAAATCAGTAATTGTTTGGCTAACAATCATGAATATGTAAATATGTTTATGGTGCTTAATGAGCTTAAAGAAGGATTGACTAATTCGTCTTTGTTTACCAACAAAGAACAGGTCGGAAGGTATATGACATGCATCGACCTTGTTGTAAAGAAACTAACTGAAATCCTTAAGAATGAAGTACAAAGAGCTTTGGTCGGAGATGAAGACGCAATTATTAGACTTTGTACAAATTACATCGATAATGTAATGGCTTATATTAATAAGTCTAAAATGAAAGATCCAATTACTGGACAAGATCGTAAGCCAGACGAAAGATTGATGCGTTCAATTGAAGAGAAGATTAGTATTCCAGAACAAGGTAGTGATGATTTTAGAAGGCAGATCGCTGCTTTTATAGGAAGTCTGGCCAACGATGGTAAGAAATTTAAATATGATTCTAATCCGCAATTGAAGAAAGCCCTTGAAGCAAAACTTTTCGAAGATGTAAAAGATACAATTAAATTGTCAACTTTAAATGTATCCGGAACCAATGTGGTAGATAAAACTAGTCAAGAAAAAATCGATGCCATTAAAACTAGATTGATTAAAAGTTATGGCTACAACGAGAGAAGTGCTACTGATGTTCTTGACTTCGTAGGTTCTATATTTGCTAGAGGCGAATTGGCAGATGAAGATTAAAAAACTTTAGATTAAGAAAGTAGGTGCCACTTGCCTAGAAGAATAGAAGAAGATCACGCTCAGTTTAGAAACATTGTTTCTGGAAGAATTAGAAAAGCTCTGAAGAAGTTCATCAAGAGCGGTAAGATATTTCGCAATCGAGGAAAAAAAGGCAAGATAGCCATTTCTATTCCAAAGATTGATATTCCGCATATTGTTCATGGTGAATCCGATGAAGGTGCTGGAAGAGGCCAAGGACAAGATGGAGATGTGATTGGCAAGGACAACAATAAAGGCCAAGGTAATCAGGCTGGACAGGATGAGGCCGAAGGTCAGATGATAAATCTTGATCTTGAACAGGTCTTGAGGTTCATGCAGGATGAATTAGAACTTCCAAATCTTAAGAGAAAAACCAACGAAACATTTGAAGAAGTTATTATAAAATATAATAACATTTCTTTGATGGGGCCAGAATCGCTTAGGCATAATCGTAGGACATTTCTAGAAGCACTTAAGAGACAGTCGATAGATGGAACTATAAATGATTTATATGAAGTTCCCGGCTGTGAAATGCCGATGAAGTTAATCAAACCAATTCCAAAAGATAAAAGATACAGACAATACAAGGAAATAAAAATTCCTTCAAGTAATGCGTTGATTATTTACGCAAGAGATGGCTCTGGTTCCATGGATGCCTATAAATGCGATATAGTCAGTGATATGGCGTGGTGGATCGATGTTTGGATTAAAAGGTTTTATGATCGTGTTGATCGATTGTTTGTCTGGCATGATAGCGTAGCACAAGAAGTCGATGAGGATAAGTTTTACAAATATCGTTTTGGTGGCGGAACTACTTGTTCTTCTGCTTTGAAGTTTATATCGAAACAATTCGAAAACAGATATCCGCCTGAAAAATGGAATATATATGTTTTTTACTTTACTGATGGCGAAAATTGGGGCGATGACAATAAGGTTTTTATTCAAACTTTAAAAGATGAATTTGGACCAGATAAGGTTAATTTATTTGGTGTCACTCAAATTCTTTCTTATACATATGAAAATTCAGTTAAACAAATGGTCGATAACGCTTTAAGTGAAAATGTTTTAAGTAGAGACAATGTCATTACCACAAGCATAAGTGGAGATGAAGGAGAAGGTAAGAATTTTTATAGTTCTGAAATTAGCGAACAACGAAGAAACGAACAAATTTTAGAAGCAATTAAAACTTTAATGGGCAATAAGAAAACATTAATATTTTAAAGGATAAAAATGCAAAATAAGTTTTTTTATGGCGCACCAGTTCTTTTGAGTAACAACACTGTTCCGGGCGTTCAACTTTCTGCTGAATTAAAAAAATATGTTCCGATGATTTTAAAGTCATGTCAAGATTGGGGTTTGGATTTTTATCCAACCATAGTTCAAATGTTGACATACGATGAGATATCAGAAATAGCAGCTTATAGCGGATTTCCAGTTAGATTTCCTCACTGGTCTTTTGGTATGGAATACGAAGAACTTCAGCGAGGATACGAATTCGGGGCGCATCGCATATATGAAATGGTAATTAATTCAAAACCATGTGTTATTTATTGTCTTAATAGCAATACACTTGGAGATAATTTAACTGTTGTAGCTCATGCGACTGGTCATAATGATTTTTTCAAAAATAACATTCACTTTTCCGCTACTAATACTGATATGTTGAATATCATGGCGAATCATGGAAGTAGAATTAGAAAGTATATGAGCAGATGGGGCAATGAAAAAGTTACTACCTTTATAGATCATGTGATGAGAATAGAGACGCTTGTAGATGGAGCAAATGCGTGGAATCAAAAAGTAATAAAAGATAAAAACTTTAAAGATAAAAGAAAATATAGAAATCCTAAAAGATTGCATGTAGAAAACGAAAGATTATACATGGATTCTTTTATAAACACTAAAGAATTTAAGGAAAAAGAAAACTCTAAAATAAATAAAAAATATACAGCAGAAGAATTAGATATTTTTATAAAACCAACAAGAGATATTTTTGGATTCTTAAAAGAGAACGCCCCTTTAAAGCCTTGGCAACAAGATATAATGTCTATGTTATACGAAGAGGCTTTATATTTCTTCCCTCAAAGACACACCAAGGTAATGAATGAAGGCTTTGCTTCTACGGTAGATCATGTGATCATGGCAGAACAAGGGAATATTGGCTTGGGGCAAGAATCACATGATGCTGGTATATTTGATTATGCTGTTCACAAAATGGGCGTTCTTGGCGGTAAGTATAGCACGAATCCTTATAAACTTGGCTATAATTTATTTGCCGATATTCGTGAGAGATACGACAAAGGAAGGTTCGGCACTGAATGGGAACAATGCACGGACATGCACAAAAGAGAAAACTGGAATACAAATACAAATTTAGGCAAAGAAAAGATTTTTGAAGTAAGAAAACATTATGACGATTTTACATTTTTAAATGAATTCTTTACTGAGGATTTTTGTAGAAAACAAGAATATTTTGAATGGAAAAAACAACCTAACGGAGAATTCGTAATCGCATCAAGAGATTACGAAAAAATTAAAAAGAATTTACTTCGAAAATATGTCAATGGCGGTCTGCCAGACATAAGGTTGGAAGAAAATAATTTTAGAGGAAAAGGTTATTTGTTTTTACAGCATCATTCCACAGGACAAAGGATTTACGATCCTTATGTTCGTGATGTGTTGACATCAATTAGAGCCATATGGGGTAACGATGTGTATTTTGCAACTAAATCTCCAGATGGAACTGAGCATGTCTATGATTGTCATGGACCTGACTCGACAAAAGATGTTTCGGTTAAAACTAAACAAGGATTCATAGGAGCAGACAGAAATGACAGAAACGAATGATACTAAAACAGTAGATTTTGATGAACTTAGAAAAAACAAGGTATTTATTGCCACATCATCGGTTAACGGTCAGGTTTCCGATGGTTATTTTAAAAGTATGATTAAAACTGTATTTTTTTTAAATCACCATAAAATACAAGTCGATGTAGTCACCATTCCTATGGATGGTTCGCTTTCAAGGACTAAGAATACTTTTTTATCTGCTTTTTTAAATTCTAATTGTACTCATTTGATATTTATTGATTCTGGAATTGAATTTAAGCCAGAAGATTTATTGCGATTATTAGTTTCCAATAAAGATTTTATTGTTGGTGCTGTTCCAAGAAAAGGTATTAATTGGGACAAGCTAAGAAAATTCGTTTCAAGTAATCCTTCTTGTTTGAATTCAGAGCTTGTGTCGTGTGGCATAGATTGTGATTTTGTATTTAAATTCGACCAAGAAACAAAAAGTTTAATTCCAGACGAGGGTCTTTTGGAAATTGAATATACCAATTCTGGCTTTATGTGCATTCGTAGAGAAGCCGTAGAGTCTATGGTTTTAAATTATCCGGAATTAGAATATCATATTAATTCAGATTCTGGTCTTTTAAGACCACCTTTAAAAATGTACAGTTTGTTTGATTCTATATTGTTTATTGACGAAAAGAAGTATCTTAATGAAGATTATTCTTTTTGTGAAAGATGGACGAGTAAAGGTGGAAAGATATTTATAGACCCAAATATAAGTGTAAAACTACACAACAATATAGGAATGCAGACATCTGCACTTTTAAGTTATTTTAATTAGGAGTAAAAAAATGAGCGAACTTGATACATTGCTTACTGATGAATTTGTTGTTTTCTCTCAAAAAGTTTCTGAAATTCATGTTGAAAAGAAAAAAATGAAACAAGAACTTAAAGATGTTTACGAAAAGATAAACGCCAAAATGAAAGAATTGGATTTAGAAGCCAAATCATTAAATGAAAATTTCGAGAAATGGAAAAATTCCATTGTAAAGAATGATGAAAAAAATAAGTGACTTTTGTAATAATTTAATTTCAAGTATATTGATTTTGGCTGATTTTATAAATTTATTTTCTGTTTTCTTATTGATGTTATTTGTTTTTTTTGTTGATAACCATGTTGCTAAATGTGGTTATGTTTCTTGCATTAGTATTTTTGTCACTTTTATTTATTATTTAAAATTGAATTGTAATTATTTTGAAAATCATTTCTTTCCAATAAATGATTTTATTTGTATGTTTTTTTGGTGTGTGATATCGGCATATTGGTTTTCAAGTTTTCTCATCGCAATGTAATTTCCAACAACTCCTATTGCAGTTACTTTAGTTTGTTGTAATCTTAGGTGATACTAATCATAATTTTCGAGGTAATTACAATGGAAAACTTTTCCAAGAAAGGAGACATCGGAATGAAGATGGAAGTAACTGGTTTTGAACACTTACATCTTCATTCCGATGTTTTAGCCCAGTAGATCGGAAAGTCTGCTGGGCGGAGAATTCAGCTTATTGGACGGATTCGGAACCGTTGAAGAATATTCCGCTAGAGCCATTCAAATAAATCAAAACTTTTTGACTGTAAGCGATCATGGAATGTTGGGTGCAGTTCCAAGGCAAATAAAGGCTTGCGAAATAATTTGTGACAAATACGGAAAAGACAAATTGTCTCCTATATTTGCCGCAGAGCTTTATATGAATCCTTTGCAGCCAGATTCAAAGAATTCAGAAGAACTATCCAAATATACATCAGAATTATCTCCTGATGAAATGAATATATTTAAAGCAAGTCCGCATTTACTTGCCATTGCTTATAATGAGACAGGATATAAAAATCTTGTAAATTTAACCTCTTGGGGATTTACAAGAGGTTTTTATCGTAAGCCAAGAGTTAATTACGAACAATTATTGCTTCACAAAGAAGGACTGTATTTCACTTCGTGTTGTTACAACAGTGAAATAGGCAGGGCATTTGATGCTGGTGGCGAAGAATCAGCATTTCAAATGATTGAAAAATATATTTCTATGTTTGGTAAAGATAATTATTATCTTGAAATAATGTTGTTAGATTTCAAGAAGCAAAAGCCATACAATCAATTTATCGTTAAAGCAAAAGAAAAATATAATTTAAAAATTATATTGAGTCAGGATTGCCATTATTGTTTGCAAGAAGATAGCCACTATCAAAGATTAATGTTGATGGTACAGACGAATAGAACAATTCAAGAAATTCAAAACGCACTCAAAGAAGATGCCATGAGAGACTTCTTTGAGTTGCAAGATGCCAATTTATGGATGAAGTCCGAGGAAGAACTAAATGATAAATGGTTAAGTGATTATAGCGATGTTGTTCCTTATGAAATATTTTGTGAAGCAAAAAGTACTACTGTTGAAATATGCAGAAAAGCAAAAGGCGTGAAACTTGATAGAAGTTTAAAATTACCAAGTTTTCCTGATTGTGATGAAAAATTAAAAGAATTAGTCGTATATGGTTATCGCAAGAAAAAACTACCAGATACAAATGAATATAAAAGCAGAATCAAAGAAGAACTTGGTTTGATAACAAGAAAAGGATTTAGCACATATTTTCTTATTCAGAAGATGATGACTGATGAAGCTAGAAAGTGGTGTAAAGAATTTTTAGGCGGAGATGGGTCGCAAGCAGTTGGTCCGGGTAGGGGTTCTTGTTGTGGCTCATTGATTTGTTATTGTTTGGGCATTACAGATGTTGATCCAATAAAAGAAGATCTGCTTTTTTCTAGATTCATGAGTGAAGCTAGAGGTGGCAGATCTATAAAATTAGAAATGGAATGAAAATTAAATTATATTTTTATTTTTCAATTCGATAACCAAGCTGCTTGCGAAAGTTGTATTTTTACAAAATTCTACAGTTTCTTTAATTGTTTTGTGCATATTTGCTGGAACAATAGAACCTTCGTTTTTTATCTTTTTAGCTAATTGTGAAACTTTCATATTTCTAGTTTCTTTAGCCCATTCAGATACCGAGCTTACTTTTGGTTCGTAAATAAGTTTCTTATCGCCTTCGTGTCCAAGTCCTTCTGAATCATCTTTACATTTTGAAGATTTCATTTCCTTGCCTTCATCGCCAAGACCATCTTCTGGTTCTGCAATAAATTTAGATTTTTTGGTTGGATTTGAATATGGGGATGGTTTTTCTTTTTGTCCATCGTATTTTTCTGGGGAATTTGGAGGTTCATCGTCAAATGTAGCAATGAGTTTTACATCTGGATCTTCTTGCATTTTGCCCTTGGAATTCAAATATTCATGAAAGGAAATAAATTCGGTTTTGTTCATTTTTCACCTTGATTTTTTAAAGTACAAACATTATTGATATATATGTTGCGTTTTATATTTTTTATATGAAATTCGGGGGCGAGATAGTTTCGATTGTTGTGGAATTTCAATTGTTGCATGTAGTGGTTGATCGAAAGGCCACTTAAAACTTCGATCACAATATAGGTGCAGAACCTGTTTTTTCTATGGCTGCTTAATTAAGCTACCTCAAATTTAGAAGATTTTGACTATTCTAAATTTGCATTAGTCAAATAGTTTTGGTGTATGTTGTGGACATCAAGGCAAAATTCAACAAATCGTTTGCGAAAATTTTTGGTTGTTATAAATTCGTAAATTAAACTTTAATAATAACACAAACATGTAGACGCACTTGAGATGAGATAGCAAGACACCGGGGCGGTTCCGGTCGCCTCCACTTTTTTCATTTTTTAGACTTCCACAAAAAGTTAATTTTTATTATTGTTTAAACATGGCTATAAACAGAGAAAGCATTGTATCTTATTTAAAAAATAAGATTGAAGACGAAAGCATCCTTTATCAAAAAAGGTTGAATTGGGAGATTGCGGAAATAGACGCAAAAGAAAAATGGGATTATTTTATAAATCTTTATTTGTACAAAAAGAAATTCGATACAAATAAAAACAATTTATTGGTTCCATATCTTTTAGGGATAGTTATTGATTTTGATATCAACAAGAATCCAGAATGTTACTTTGGTGAGTTTCCAGATATCGATGTCGATTACATTGGTACGGTTAGAGATTATTTGAAAAACGAATGGGCAAAAAAACAGTTTGGTGAAAATTATGTTTGTAGTATTGGGAACTATACAACATTTGGAATCAAGTCTGCACTTATCGATATGGCTAGGGTTCACGGTATACCAAGAGAAGACATTCTTGTTTTAACAAAAGATCTTGATGCAAAAGACGAAGAAGGTAAAGCCTTGACATGGGAAGCTGCCATGAGGCTGTATCCTGCGTTGAAGAAATTTTGCGATGAACATCCAGATGTCGCCAAAGCATCTCAAAAACTAATCAATCGCAATAGAGGAATGGGTGTACATGCTGGTGGCTTAATTATAAGTTCCATTCCGTTGACCGATTTGGTTCCTTTGGTTAAAAGAAAGGAAAGTCCACAAGCATCTGCTTGGGTGGAAGGTTTACATGGTCAAGACTTACAGCCAGTAGGATTAGTTAAATTCGATCTATTAGTTGTATCGAATCTATCGCAGATAGCTCAATGTTGTGAATTGGTCAAGCATAGGCATGGTTTAACTTCCATATGTGCTTTGGAATCTCAGCCAGACTGGACAGATGTAGATAAATGGAGAAATGACGAGAAATCATTGGCTATGGCTAATGATGGAGATTTAAAGTGTGTATTTCAATTTGATAGCGAAGGAATTAGAAAGTTAGCAAAAGATGGAGGGGTGACATCCTTTGATGATATGGTTGCTTATTCTTCTATTTATAGGCCCGGTCCTTTGAACATGAAAATGCACGAGAGATATATTGAAAGGAAAAGAGGCAGAGAACAATATAGCTTGCACCCAATTTTAGATTCCATATTAGGCAAAACATATGGAGTTATGATTTACCAAGAACAAGTTATGCAAATTTTGAATAAAGTAGGTGGGATTCCATTAAAAGATTGTGAGGCCGTAAGAAAGGCTATTTCTAAGAAAAAAGTAGAGGCATTTTTAAAATATAAAGAAATGTTTGTTAAGAACGGACAAGTAAGTTTAAATTGTTCAGAAAAAGAAATAAACAGCTTGTTTGATCAAATAATTTCCTTTTCAGAATATGGCTTTAACAGATGTGTAACGAAGGACAACCTTGTTTACGATCATGTTCGTAAAAGTTATGTGACGATTGGTGAGTTATTTGAGGAGTTTCAGTCCGAAGGTGGCACACAAGTTATCCTTGATTCTTTTGTAGACAACAAGATAATTAAGGATAATCTAGTTGATGTGTTTGAGACAGGAGAAAAAGAAGTTTATGAAATCGAATTGGATAATGGAATTACTTTGCGTACAACGCTAGATCATAAATTTATGTGTTCTAATGGTTTGTATCATACTATTCAAGAAATTTTTGATAATGATTTAGAAATATTATCGGATTCATACTCTATGTAAGAGTATGAAACATCATGAATACTTGCAATACAAACATTTAAGGAAACTTTATTTTAAAGGAAAATATTATAAAGAAATTTCTGTAGAATTAAAGACTACCGTTGACTATATTAGCCAGAAAGTCAAAGAACATAATCTCAATGATAAGCGAGAGCGTTGGTACGAGTATTTAGTGACACATGCATATGGAACGGAAAAACAATTGTGTGAAGTTGCCACTTTGGTTGGAATCAGTGTTTCTATTTTGAATAGAGTCAAGCGTAAGCTGGGAATTAAAACTAAGCGATTTACTATCCACAACAAGAGGATAACCAGCGATATTAAAGATCAAATGGTTGATTTTTATAAATCTGGAATGACTGGCACAGAAGTCGCCAAAAAATTTGGCTACAAAACATCTAAGACAGTCGAAGATGTATTAAAAGAAAAAAATGTAGAAGCAAGAGAGGCGTGTTTTCGTCGCAAATATGACTACGATTTTTTTAAATTAGTTAATTCTCATGACAAAGCGTACATTCTTGGTTTACTCTATACAGATGGTTATATTTATAAAGACTACGCTGGTTTTGCGATTCAGTTAACTGAGGGTGATCGATATTTGCTCGAAAGGATTGCTGCTAAAATCGGTCTTGGTGCTTCAGTAATTCACATCAACTGTGATGGCAAGAGAAAAAAAATGCCTAATGCTAAGGACATGGCAAGGCTTGGCGTTTATTCCAAAGTATTGGCCAAACAAGTAAAAAAACTTGGTGTCGTAAAAAGAAAAACTTATCATCTATCTGTTTCGTCTAATCTTATACCAAAGAAGTATCGTTACAGTTTACTTCGTGGAATAATAGATGGTGATGGATCTGTTGGTGTAGACAAAAGAGGTGTTATTTGGCTGAAAGTGTGCATGAAGTCTGAGCAATTTGCAAAAGATATTTGTAGTTTGTTTCCTGATGACTTTTCGTTTAATAAATTTCAGAATAATTATGGTGACATGTATTACATTTCTATCCTTGGTGGTCGAAGCAACACTATTCGAATGTTGCGAAAAATATACAAGCATAAAGGCGATCTTTACTTACAGCGAAAATATGATAAAATTTATTCTTATCTATAAATAAATTTATATTTCTTAGAAGGCGATAACGATGAAGATATGCAAGATTAAATCGATAAAACATTTGGGAATGCAAAAAACTTACAATTTGACGATGGCATCTGAACAGCACAATTATGCAATTTGTGGAACTACTCCAAGCAAATTTGTCATCAGTCGTAATTCCCATGCCGTTGCGTACATGTACATAAGTGCTAGGCTTCTTTATTTGAAATCTCATTATCCATTGGAGTTTTACGCTTCTATTTTGAAATGCGAAAATGTATCTGATAAGATTAAGGACTATAAGATAGAGGCAAAAAATCACAACATTGAAATAAGAACTTTGGATTTAAACAATTCTAAAGAAGGCTTTGGTTTGGTTGACGATAATTTGTATTTTGGATTTTCTAATGTAAAGGGCATAGGCACAGAGCCAGCGAAAAGGATAGTTGAGGGTCAGCCATACTCTGGATTTGAAGATTTTTTAAAGAGATTTGGCACAGACGCTTCGGTTCTTAAGTGTCTTATTGGTTTGCGTTGTTTCAAGGAAGCTGATCCTGTAGTTCTTTGGAAGTACCTTGAGTTTTTCAAAGAATATAAAAAGAAAATTGTCGATAAAGAAAATAGATTTAAAAACAATTTTGATAAATCCGAAGAACTATATGGTTTTTTTACATCTAATTCTGAAACAATTAAATTTTCCGATTTAACTGGTGACGATCCTTTTTCTGATGTTTATTGGCAACAATATGATACCGAAATCGAGATCGAAATAGAAAAAGAAACAGAATGCGATGCTGATGAAGGAGAATATTCAAAAATCGTTATAAAAAATATAAAAGTAGATGAGTCTGGTTTGATTATAGAAGAAGAAAGATTGAAATATTTTAAAAAAATAAAAGTAAAGAAAAAACTTAATCGTCTTAACGAACTAAAGAAACTATGGTCTAAAAGACAACAGAATCTTGAAAAATATAAAAGTGTTTTTAATATTCCTAGTTTTGAATCTTTTAATCCCGAAAAACAAACAATCGATAAAAACATACAAAGTGAGCTTGAAGATTTATTTGGATGTGAGAAAAAGTATTATGGATTTTCTTGGACAAGTAAATTGTCTAATAGTTCTATGAGTAAAACATTTTCTTTAAGAAAAGAAAATAAAATTGGCAATGGATATGTGGAATTTGAAATTGTAGATGTTAAAAAATATAAAACTAAAGCTGGTGCTGATTATTTGCAAATAAAAGGTCAAGACTTCGATGGTATAGAAGAAAGAATAAATGTTTGGTCGGAAGATGTGGAGAGATGGCATCAAGAATTGAAAAAAGGTAACTTAATTAGAATGAAAGTAACTCCGCCATCTAAAGGGTTTAATACTTTCAGCATAGAATCCAACAGATCGAAAAATTATGTTAAAAAGAACATGATTTGGACTTCGAAAGAAGAAGACCCTAGAGTTATAATTTTGAAAGGAATAGACTAATGTCAGATGAACATATAATTGATGAGAAGAATTTTGATCAATATTTTTTCGATGTAAGAATAAATAAACCTCAAAAAAACCAAGTGTTAGTTAAATATTCTGCTATGGCAGAATTAGTCGATGGAGTGATGAAGAAAAATCTCATAGAGCTTTGTAAAAAAGACAAAGTACATGCTGCGACACAAGTTATGCGAAAATTGGCTGGATCTTGTGAGATTGATAGCGTAAGAGTCCTTAAAGAGATGTGCCAAGATATCATTGGCGGAATGTCAGATGAAGAAGTCGAAAAAAAGATATATAAATATAAATTTGAAATGTTTTATTATACAGAAAAGAAATACATACCAGATGATCCACATTGGTCTGCGATAAGTATAAATAATTTAGATTCATTTTTAGAAGGCAAAGATCATGTTATTTCAGACGAAAACAATGCTGACAACAAACTAATCATAAGCAGCAAGATAATCGATCATGCCACACAGGAAAGTTAGAATATCGTATGTTTATTGTCCCAAACCTATAAGTTATGCAAAATATACATTGCTTGAAAATAATGTATATTTTGTAAGACAATGGTATAGGTGTCGTGATCTATGGCAAGTCAAAATGGGAAAACCAGATGTTTTTTTTCTAGCACATAAAAATGGAAAATCAAAAAACATTATAGAATTCATGAAGCAAGTCGAAAACATTCTAAATCTAGAACAAAAATCTGAATACGGATTGACGCAAAAGAAGTTTATAATTTATATAAAACCTTCTAAATGGTGGCTCGATAAAGCAATTAAGAAGTCTTTATTTACTTTATTGCTTAGATGTGGCTCTAAATACAATAAGAATAACTTTCAACAAGCGTTGATCAGTGAAGAGTATTTAGAAAAAACAAAAGAATCTGTAGATAGATTCCTTTCTGGGCATACAAATTACAATGGAAAAGTCAGAGGATGGTATAATCAATTTTTTATGCGAAACCCATCGAGCGAAGAAATTAAATGTTTATTAACCAAATAGTGGTTCCTTTGTAAATATATATTGTAAAGCATATATATTTGATACACGAAAGGAAAGCTATGATGGGATTCATATTGTGTTTTTTCTTGGGTTTAATTATTGGTTGGAATTTTTTACCACAACCAAATTGGATCAAAGAAATAGTTGAAAAAATATTCAAAAATAAAAAAGGTGCATAATGGACGATAATAATTCGATTAATAGTTTCAAAAATGATATTGATAAATATTCGGCTATTTGGGAAAAAGCATTGAAAGACGGAATTTTCGATTCTGCTGAAGTCAACACTAATAAAAACGATGGCAATCCAGTCGATGAACCAAATGATTTTTTTGGTTTGCATTGCGATGTTGTTGATATTCCTTTGAATGAATCTGAAGGTAGAAATTGGAATGCTATTTATCGTGCTTCTGTAAATGAAGTTGTAAATGAAGAAAAATCTTCGGTAAAAAAAAAATTAGGTAATGTAACCAAATCTGTAGCTAATGCTTTTAATCCAGTACAAGCACAAACTGTCGGAAAAGATGCAACAAGTGATGTCGATGATAATTTCGGTATCGTTGGAGATGATTTGCAAAAATTATCTGATATGAAGAAGAAATTACACGATTTGAAATCAAAAATTAATTCCGAAGAAGCAAGAGCCGATAAAAGATTTCCAGCTATGGAAAAAAAATTGGCAGATATGGAAAAAGAAATAGACGCTTTAAGTGACTCTTTGTATGGAAACAGAACCGTAGAAAAGAAAAGAAAAATTAAATAAGTTCTTTTTTGGCTCTTAATAAATTTCTTTTAATCCTTCCCAATGCATTAATGTCATTATCAATAATTTTTATTGCTAAATTACTTTGTTCGATAAAGTAATTTATTTCTTCGTTTTTATATTTTTTAAGAGTTTCTTTTGATTTTCCGTAGACATCACAAATTGATTTGTCTAATTCATCCCAATAAAAATTATTACATTTTCTAATCTTTAAATAATTGTTTATTTCCCATATGTGCTTCAAATCTTCTTGACCAGTATATTCATTAACTAAAAAACAAAATCTTCCGTATGTCAAAAGCGTTACATTGCATTCTTTTGCATGATTATAAATTTGACTGTTTTTAGAACTTGAAAATGTATGCCATGGAGCAATTATAATTGCATGCTTATGTTCCATTCTCCATTTATCAACAGAATAAATTTTAAAATCTTTTGGATTATAAGGGTTTCTTCTGCATCGTGATGCCTTGCTATCAATTACCGCTGAATGATCGTTGTTCCAAATTTTTGCGTCTGCACTGTTTGACCTTGTTGTGAATATCTCTTTTTCGTAGCCTAAAACTTCAAATCCATTAGATATTCAATGTCACACTCTTTTGCAAATTTTTTTTCTTCAGAAGAAGATACTCTGATTTTTTCTGGAATAATGCTTTTTTCAATTATTTGTTTTTTAAGCATAACTTTCTCTTTTTTGGTTCTAACGATTGTAACTCCTTTTGATTTTTTAATCAATATAACTTCACTGGTAAACGAGTAAATATTTTATAATAAAATATTATATTATTTATTGATTTTTCTTCCTAAATACAATTAGGAGGAATTTATGGCAGATGCATTTACAGTATTAAATCCCGGTGTTGGTGGGGATGTCATGGATGAAACAGGAGTTAGCTACGGCTCTGCTCCTTTAGTCAGAAAACGTCCAAGAGTTGTTCTGACTGGTGAAGGAATCGATGACATTGTTGATGCAAAAGGAACTTTGCCAAATAATGAAGATATTGGTTTAGTTGTTAGAGAAGCAAGAAAAGGACAATCGACAAGTGCAAACAGTATACCAGTTGTGGTAGCTTCAGATCAAACAGTTGGAAGAAGTAATGTAATTGTATTTCAACAAATTATTGGAACATCGGAAACGCAACTTTCAGATAACGCAATATCATTATCAGTAACAATAAAGTCTATGGACTCTAACGATGGAGTTGTATATTTAGGAATTTTTGGTGTAACAAACTCTAATGGATTTGAATTAAGCGCTGGAGAAAGCATTTCGATTTCTATTGATAATACTAATAGATTGTATGCAATAGCGAGTTCAATTAATCAAAAACTTTGTATTATAGGTATATAAATTATAAAAAACTTATATAAGAAATAAAAATAATCATGTTTATAGGCGCAACAAATTTTAATTCTGGAAAAAATAAAGGACCAACAGGTGCTGGCTTAACAGGATTAACTGGTGCTACTGGATTAACTGGTGCTACTGGATTAACTGGTGCTACTGGATTAACTGGTGCTACTGGATTAACTGGTGCTACTGGATTAACTGGTGCTACAGGATTAACTGG